CGAACTTGATTCAGGGTAAGACCAAAAGCTGGATTGATGTCTATGTGATGAACCGCCTTGGCACCATTCAGGATGGAAAGCCAGTGTATCCCATGTTTGCGACAGAGGCTCACGTTGCTCAGGAAGAGATTCCGATTGCGGCGGGCCAGCCTGTCTATGTTGGATTGGACTTTGGTCTTACGCCTGCGGCTGCGATTGGCCAGAAGGTCAGAGGTCGGTGGCTGATTCAGTCTGAGATTGTCGCCATTGATATGGGCATCGTCAGGTTTGCTGAGGTTCTACGCAATGAACTGGCAAATAGATTTGCGGCGGCTGGCGAAACTATCATCTATGGTGATCCGGCTGGCGATTTCAGAGCGCAGACCGATGAATCAACGCCGTTCCATATCTTGCGAGGCGCTGGACTGAGGGCTTTTCCTACGCACTCCAACTCGCCGGACCTTCGGATTGAAGCTGTTTCTTCTCAGCTTACCAAGATGGTCGAAGGCAAGCCTGCGTTTCTCTTGGATCGGCGCTGCACCACTATCATCAAGGGCTTCGAGGGCGGCTATTCCTACAAGCGCATGGAAGTTTCTGGTGAGCGGTATGCCGACAAGCCAGAGAAGAACATGTTCAGCCACGTCCATGACGCTTTGCAGTATCTTCTTCTCGGCGCAGGCGAGGGACGAGCCTTGATGAATAGCCAGAAACCAGCGCAGGTTACAGTCGCCAAGCGTGACTTTGACGTGTTTGCGCGGCAAGATAAGCCTAAGCGCAGGCAAGGACTCTGGGCTAGGATGTAGTCCAGCGAAGCCGCTTCGCTGTTTTGTGCATTGATGCGATGGCGCATCTGTGCTTTTCCAAGGGAAACATAGGAGGCAACCATGTGCTTTGGACCAAGTTCAGCAGAGAAGGCCGCTGCGGCTGAATCTCAGAAGACCCAACAAGAAGCTGCCGCCAAGCAGCAAGAAGCAGCAGATGCCGCTCAGCGTGAAGAGGCCGAGCGTCGGGCAGAAGCTAAGCAAGGCGACATCGAAGCTGCAATCTCCTCGCGCACAACTCGTCGCGGCATGAGCGGTGGCGCTGGTCGTCGCTCCCTGTTCACATCTGGCGGTGCTGGCTTCTTGGGAAGGTTCCAGTAAATGAAAGACCCCTTGGCCAAAAAGTATCTGGAACGCTACCGGAAGGCCAAGGCTTTTCGGGAGAACTGGGTTCCGTTGTTTGAGGAGTGCTACGAGTATGCGCTTCCTCAGCGCGAGTCGTTTTACTACGAGGAAGCTGGTCAGCGTCGAGATGATAAAATCTTTGACGAGACTGCCGTGGTCGGTGTGCAAGAGTTTGCCAGCCGTTTGCAAAGTGGCCTTGTGCCTAACTTTGCGCGGTGGGCTGATCTCGTTGCAGGCTCAGAGGTTCCCAAGGAACAGCGCGATGGCGTGGACAAAGAGCTTGATGACGTAACTGAATACGTCTTTGAGATTCTTCAAAGCTCCAACTTCAACCAAGAAGTCCATGAGTCGTTCATGGATTTGGCCGTTGGCACTGGCATCTTGGCTGTTGAAGAGGGCGACTCAATCAACCCGGTTGTCTTCGCTGCGGTTCCATTGCCGCATGTGGTCTTGGACACTGGGCCGGATGATCGCATCGACCACATCTTCCGTGAGCGCAAGAAGGTCCGCTTTGCTGATCTTGGCATTCTTTATCCCAAGGGGACGTTTGACCAGAAGGTTACGTCCCGCATGAAGGGCGACGACACGACCACTGTGCTTGAGGTGGTTTGCCGCGACTACGAGCTTCGCAACGAAGAGGGCTACTATCACTATGCAATCTGCATGGAGACAGAGACAGTCCTTCACAAGAAGCAGATGAAAGGCGTTGGCTCGAACCCCTTTGTTTGCTTTCGTTGGTCGAAATGCGCTGGCGAGGTTTACGGTCGCGGCCCGCTTCTTAATGCGCTATCGGCCATCAAGACCACGAACCTGACAATTGAGTTGATCCTTGAGAACGCTCAGATGTCGATCAGCGGTATCTACCAGATGGAAGACGATGGGGTGATTAACCCTGATACGATCCGCTTGGTTCCCGGCACGATCATTCCAAAAGCTATGGGAAGCCAAGGCTTGCAGCCTATCAATGCGGCTGGTCGGTTTGACGTAGCTCAGCTTATTCTAAGTGACATGCGCTTGAACATTAAGCGGGCGCTTTACAACGATATGCTGGGTAACCCAGACAAGACGCCTGCTACGGCTACCGAAGTGGCTGAGCGCATGGCCGACCTTTCGCGGCGCATCGGTTCTGCCTTTGGCCGACTGCAAGCCGAGTTGGTTCAGCCCGTTCTTCAGCGCGTGATCTATATCCTGAAGAAGCAGGGCCGGATTGAAGTGCCGACGATCAATGGCCGCGAGGTCAAGGTTCGTTCTGTGTCTCCGCTGGCTCAAGCTCAGGCCAATCAGGACATCTCGAATGTCGCTCGTTACCTACAATTGGTCGGTGGCACCTTCGGTCCTGAGATGTTGCAGATGCTCATCGACTCGGAAGCAAGCGCAATTTATCTGGCAAAGAAGTTTGGTGTGCCAGAAAGCTTGATCCGCGACGAAGAGCAGCGTAAGCAGATAGCTGCAATAGCGCAGCAGCTAGCGCAGCAACAGTCGGGAGCGCAACTTGGTCAACCAGCCCAAGGTTAATATCGGCATAGACGGCATGACTCGATCAGTCGAGCAGGACAAACAGATCAGTCAGAACATAGCGGAGGTCTTCTCATCCCCTACGGGAAAGGAAGTTCTCCGCTATCTTCGTTCTATGACCATTGAAATGGTCAGTGGACCCAGCATCAGCACAGAAGAATTGAGGCACTTGGAGGGACAGCGTTATCTCGTCGGCCTTCTTGAGCGCCGCATTGCCCACGCACATAGGAGCAAACAATGAGCGAATCCCTCTTGAGCGCTGCACCGCAGGATACCACTGCTGCACCGCAGAATAGCCAGATCACTGACTCGGTAACTCAAGTTGCACCGCAAGGTGATCGTCCTGAGTGGCTCCCTGAGAAATACAAGTCTCCCGAGGACTTGGCTAAAGCCTACAAAGAGCTTGAGACCAAGCTTGGCACCAAGGAGGAAGACCTTCGCAAGAAGTTGCAGGAAGAGCTTGTAGCTGAGGCATACAAGGATCGCCCTGCATCTGCTGGCGAGTATCAGCTTCCTGACTTTGTGGTCGAAGAAGAAGCCGTGAACAACGAGCTTCTCTCTTGGTGGGCAGATCATGCCTTTGAGAATGGCTACTCGCAGGATGAGTTTGCCAAGGGCATTGAGATTTACATGAAGTCGATGCCTGCCCCGCCTGATCTTGCGGTCGAGGCAAAGAAGCTTGGCGATAACTCAAACCAGCGCATCGAAGCTGCCTCTGCCTTTGCCATGAAGTTCTTCCCTCAAGAAACCATGCCAGCCATTGAGCGTCTGTGCGAAAGCGCGGAAGGCATCATTGCTCTTGAGGTAATGATGGACGCAATGAAGGATGGCAGCTTCACTCAGACTGCCAATCCAGCAAGCGGTATCTCTGCGGCAGACCTGCGTGAGATGATGAAGGACGAGCGTTACTGGAATCCCACTCATCGTGATGCTGACTTCGTGAAGAAGGTTGATGCAGGGTTCAAGAAAATCTATGGCTAAGCCGTTCCTTGAAGAGCGTGGCCTACGGCTTGTGGCGTTAGAGCAGCGCCACATCCTACCCTTCGTAGCCAACCTTAGTGCAGAAAACCTAAGAGAGTTTGAGACCCTGTATCAACGGTCGCCGCTAGAATCCCTTGAGGCTATCGTTCACAACCCTCTGGTCTATGCCGTCGAGAAGGATGGTCAGCCACTAGCTGTGACTGGCATTGATGCAGATCACGGCTTCATGTGGGCCATGTTTAGCAAAGACATGCGGAAACACTGGATTAGTTTTGCCAGAGCTTCGATTAAGTTAATGGCCTTCTACAACCTGCTGCATCCTCGCCTAACCTGTGACGTTTGGACAGAGAACGAGATGATCCATCAGTGGTTAGTTTCTCTTGGCTTTTTGCCAGAACGTGCTATTCAAAATACAAATGGACAAGTGGTCATCCGTTTTGTGCGTTGCAGCCCACAGGTAAAATCTGGTGAGACTGTGACATCACGGCCCGTGCTGCACTGAGAGGCCCGCAAGGATACCCTCGTTGAAGTGAGAAGGCGGATACCCGTCCGACCGCAACTTCAACATGGACCTTGAAAATGGCAAACACTATCGACCAAGCCTTCATCAAGCAGTTCGAGACCGAAGTTCACATGGCGTATCAGCGCATGGGTTCCAAACTGCGGAACACTGTTCGCACGACCAACGTGACGGGTTCGTCTGCTCGCTTCCAGAAAATCGGCGCTGGCTCTGCCTCGACCAAATCCCGCAATGGTATGGTCACTCCGATGGAACTGGCTCACACCTACGTCGAAGCAACGATGGCGGACTACTACGCCGCCGAATACATCGACAAGCTGGACGAGCTGAAGATCAACATCAACGAGCGTCAGGCTGTTGCTCAGTCGGCTGCTGCTGCTCTGGGTCGCAAGACCGACGAGCTGTTGATTACCGCTATGGACGCTGGCGCAAACGCAACCCAAGTCAACTCGACTGGCGCTGCGGTTGACAAGGCTGACATGCTGTCGCTGTTCGAGCTGTTCGGCACTGCCGACATCCCGGAAGATGGCCAGCGTTATATCGCTATGCACCCGAAGGGCTTCGCGGACCTCTTCAACATCACCGAGTTTGCTTCCTCGGATTATGTTGGCCCGCAGAACCTGCCGTTTGCTGGCGGCATGACCATGAAGGAATTCTTGGGCTTCAAGATTTTCTCGACCTCGGCGGTTACGGCTGGCAAGAACCTTGCCTACCACACCTCGTCGGTCGGCCTCGGCATCAACGCCGATGTGCAGACGGAAATTAACTATGTGCCTGAGAAAGTCTCGCACCTTGCAACTTCGATGATGTCGATGGGCGCTATCGTTATCGATAGCAACGGCATCTACGAACTGCTCGACAACAACGGCTAAGGAGAACAGACATGGCTTTTACTGCTTCTAGCCTGAACCGCCTTGCTGGTGCATCGGGCGTTTCGCTGTGGCACTACTCCACGGCTGACACGCTTGCTGATGTCAACACCGCTGGTTACTTTAACTCGGCATCGAACATGCTCAACATCAACGATGTTATCATGGCCGTTACCGAAACTGGTGGCACCCCGGTTGTGAGCCACACCTATGTCAACGCAAACAGCGGCGGTGTCGTTGATGTGGTGAACGGTGTTGCTATCACGAACACCGACTCTGACTAAGAAAGGAGAGGGGGGCTTCGGCCCCCCTAACCCCATATGCCCGCAAACACCGCAATCAAAGTATGCTCCCGCGCCTCCATCCTAATGGGTGGCTCTGCCATTGCTTCATTCGAGGATGGAACGGTTGAAGCTGATGTCTGCGATGCAATGTATGAAGACCTTGCGCGGGCCTCTCTGACCAATACTCGTTGGCGCTTTGCCACGAATCAGGCAACCCTGACTCGGCTTGCAACTGCACCAACTGGCCGCTTCGATGCGGCTTACCAGCTTCCGTCTGGTATGATTATGCTGAACGCAATCACTGTGAATGATCTGCCGATTGAGTATGACATCTACGGTGACAAGGCTTACTGCAATGCAGTGGCTGCTGATACTGTCATTGCTGACTATGTTTTCCGCGCCGTTGAAGCCAACTGGCCTGCCTACTTCACCATTGCTGTGGAGTTTTCGATGGCAGCAATACTGGCTGTATCTGTTGCGCGGGATGCTCAGCTTGCCTCGCTTATGGAGCAGAAGGCTAATATCTACATGATGCAAGCTCGTCGTCTTGACTCTCAACAGCAGACCACGCGCAAGCTCAACACTTCGAGGTTCATTGCTCAAAGGCGTAGCTGATGCAGAAGATTCGCGTCCCCATCAATAGCTTTCAGTATGGTGAGGTGAGTCGTTCTGCAATGATGCGGACCGATAGCCCTGTCTATAACGCCTCGGCTCAGAGCTTGAAGAACATGGTTGTGATGGCTGAGGGTAGCTTGATTAAGCGCCCGGGCCTCAAGAACCACTATCGGTTCAATGATATTACCAAGGACACCAGCAAGGTGTTCCAGTCTTACATTGTGCCGTTTGTTTTCTCGGACGATGAGAAGTATCTGATCTCACTTGAGCATGAGAAGGTGCGCTGCTTCCGTGTTACCAATGGTTCGTTGACCTTGGTATCGACGCTAACCGCAGATACTAACACCGATCCGTTGCCCTTCGATGATGATTACCTGCATCAATACACCCATGCTCAGTATGGCGATGTAATGTTCATCTGCCATCCGCTGTTCATGCCTCGGATGTTGATTCGCACCAGCCTAACTAGCTTTGAGATTACGCCCTACACGTTTGACATGCGGGCAGATGACTCTCAGACCTACCAGCCTTACAGTGTATTTCATCGTCACGGTGTAACGCTTGATCCTAGTGCATCAACTGGCACTGGCATCACCTTCACCGCAAGTGAGGCATACTTTGATACAACTGGATCAGTAACGGGTGGCAACTATCTAAGCTCCAAGCATGTTGGGGTTGTGCTTCGCTACGGAGAAACTGAAATTGAAATCACCAGCGTCCAGTCTGCAACGCAGGTTACTGGTGACATCATTGGAACTCTTCGCATCCGATTGGAGATTCTAAATCCGCTTCGCACGACTGATGGCAGCGCGGTTGTTGAAGTCACTCACATCAATCATGGCTTTGCTGGTGGTGAAGCTATTACGATTGAGGGTGCGTCTGCCGTTGGCGGCATCAATGCTGCTCAGATCAACGGCTCTCGAACCGTTCTTGCTGTAATTGACAACAACACCTACACCTTTACGGCTGGTGCTTCTGCTAACGCAGCCGAAGATGGCGGTGGCTTGGTCAAGATTGTAACTCATGCACCTACCGACCAGTGGGATGAGCAGTCTTTCTCAGCGGCGCGTGGCTATCCTGCTGCGGTGGTGTTCCATGACAACCGTCTTGTCTTTGGTGGCACCATCCAAGAACCAGATACGCTTTGGTTCAGCAAAATTGGCGAGTTCTTTGACTTCGACTTTGGCGATGCCGCAGACGATGATGCCTTCAATCTTGTTGCCGCAACTGGTGACGTGAATGAAATTCGCTACATGATCTCTAGCCGCGACCTGCAAATCTTTACGGACGCCTCAGAGCTTTATGTTCCTGCCTTCTTGAATCAGGTTATCACTCCGACCAATGCTCAGATCAGGAAGCAGACGCCTTATGGCACAATTTTTGTGACGCCTGTCCCGATGGATGGCGCAACAATGTTTGTTCAGACTGGCGGCAACGTAGTGCGCGAGTATCTCTACACTGACACAGAAGATGCCTACACTGCGACATCTGTCTCTACCATTGCATCACACCTACTGAATGACCCCATCGACATGGATGTGGTTCATGGTGCTTTTGAGGAAGCTGAGTCCTATGTGGCGATGGTCAACAAGTCTGGCTATCTCTCTGTCTTTGGCTCTAACCGCGCTGAGAAGCGGGCTGGCTGGACTAAGTGGGAGTCAGCATCTGGAGAGTTTGGGACCGTGGCCGCAGTTGATGATCGGCTCTTTGCTACTGTCTGGTGCGGTGGATACCTAAAGCTCTGCGAGTTTATCGGCAATGTTGGGTTGGACAGCTACACCTCTGGCGCTGGGCCAACGATCAGCATGACCAATCTCTTTGAGAATGGCAGCACTGTTCACATTGTGGGTGCAGCTACCAGCACTGGTCGGCTTGATTACCTTGGCACTCAAGTTGTGGCTAGCGGATCGGTTAGCGTCTCGTCGTTTACTGGATACTCAACCTTCTACGTTGGCATCCCGTTTACCATTGAGATCAAGACCAATCCGATTGACGCGGTGACACGCGATGGTCCTATGACTGGCGATGTGCGCGGCATCTCTGCTGCAATCGTTGACCTTAAGGACACTCGCTCTGCCACTGTCAACGGGCGTCCTTTGGTAACGACTGAGCCTTTCACGGGAAAGAAAGAGTTCCGACTGAATGGCTATGGACGTGACCCACAGATTACAATTACTCAACCGTATCCTCTGCCGATCCAAGTGAACGGCCTCATTGCGGAGTTGATTGTCTAATGGACCCGATCACTATGTTCTTGGTGTCCACCGCCATATCCTCCGGCGCTCAAGTCGCTGGCGGGATTGGCGCTGCTCGGACTGCTAAGTTTAACGCATGGCAGGCTGACTTCTCTGGTCGCCTTGAGGCATTCAACATTGAGACTGAGCGAAAGCTTGCAATGGCCGAAGCTGCTCAGCGCCACAATGATCGCCTTGAGCTTTACCGTGAAAACCTGTCCTCCAACATTGCGTCATTCGCTGCCGCTGGGCGTGACATTGGGGGACAGGACAGAAGCGTGGCTCGGTTCCTTGAGCGCCAGAAAGAAGTAGCTGCTGGCGACACCAAGCGGTCTGACTTCATGGCTCAAATTACTTCGCAGAAGATGCAGGCTGAGGCTTTGTCAGCTAAGGCTGGCGGCGCTCAACGCGCTGCTGCCATTCGCGCAGAGGGCAAAGCGCAGGCTATCTCTTCGATGATTGGCGCATTCACGACTGTTGCTGGTGGCCTTCATCAATACAACCTCATTCGCACGGGTGGATAAATGCCAGTGATCCGAGAAGAAAAGCGGTTTGGTATCGGGCCGATTGGCGTTGCTCGACTGTCTTCTCCTGTCCCCGGCACCAATGCCGCAGGGACAATTGCTGAGAGCGTTGCTCGTTCTGCCGATCAGATGGCGGATATGTTCTTTCGTCGCGGCGCTCAGGTTGCTGAGAAAAAGGGTCTTGAGGCTGGGGCTTCTGCTGCACCTGAAATGATTATGGCAATTGATCCTGCCACTGGTGCGCCGAAAGCTTACGAAGCGCCAAGAGGCATGGGCGTTATTGCACAGGAAGCCTATCAGCGTGTGATCCAGACTCGCTTTCAAGCGGCGCTTGAGGATGAGATTAAGCTTAAGGCTACTGAGCTTTCAGTTAAGTATGATGGAGCAGTGGATCGTTACTCTGCGGCCATGAGCGAATACATTGGTGCTATGGCTGAGAATGCAGAGGGCCAGTTCAAGGGCATGATTGTTGACATCGGGACTAGCTATCTCAATGCAACTCGCACTTCGATGGCACTAGATCAGTTAAACAAAGAACGTGCCGCAGCAAAGGCGGCTCACGATGCAAGCCAAGCTGCTGGGCTATCTGCGTTGGAAGATATGGGTGCAGTGCTTGGCCCCGGTCAATAAGGATACTTTGAGTCATGGATGAAGCGACGAAGAAACCGAAGCTGAGCTTTTCCGGTGTTCAGCCGATTAATCCTACGGCCAATCCTGCTAGCCTTACTGGCTACTTGTCCATGTCAATGCAGGTTGCTCAGAAGAATGCGGTTGAAGCTGAGCTTGCTCCTGCACCTTCCATGGAGAAGCTTAACTTTGACCAACAGCAAGCCCTCACTCGCGGCTACCTAAAGCACTTTGTCAACAAACTGGACAAGAGCAACCCAGACACCGCCACTATTCTTAAGGGCGTTGATGGTGCGCTTCGTTCTCAGGACTTTAATGCCCTTGGGCAATTCTTCCCTGAGCTTGTTCCTTCGCTTTCAATCTATCAGAACAATCCAAAGGCTCTTGGCAATTACGTTGACTTTGCCAAGGAGTATCTTGGTGGTCAGATCAAAGTTGTTGAGTCGGTAAGCACACTGGCTAAGGCTGAGGCCGATGCGGCTGCTGCCGTTGATGCTCGCAAGTTTGCTGCTGCTACTGCCGATGCCGAGACTAGCGTTTACAATACGGCCTCTAGCATTCAGGCAACTGGAAGTTACGCTCGTAATATACGGGCAGATGTTGCCAAGCTTCGCAGTGAAGCCCTTGTTGAAACAAGTGAAGACAAGATTACTTCTCTGAATGATCGCGCCAACGCTATTGAGACATCACTTGCGGATGGCATTATTACGCAACTTGTTCGTGGCAAAACATCAGATGATGTTACTCGCATCCGTCAGGCTGTAGCCGATAACAACTATGCCAACCTTACCGATGATGAGCGGACAAATTTCTTCATCCTCATGGATGGCATTTCGCCAGATATGCGGGATCATGTTGACACAGAGCTTGGCGCATATGCTGCTGGCCCTGCTAAGTTTGCTGAGGCCGAGCAGAAGAGGCTTGCCTCTGAGCAAGCAGCTGATCTTCGTGCAGAGTTTGTAAATGTTCGCGGCCTACGAACCACAGATGAAGTCCTTGCTGCTAATGTTGAGATTGAGCAGCAGATTAAATCAATCACTGGGCTGAGTGAGGGTGAGGCAAAAGCACTGACCGATGATGGAAAGATTGCTTTAGCCAATCAGGTATTGCAGGCCGCAATTAACTCTGCTGCATCTCAAGCTGACCTTGTTCAGATGGATGCCTATGTTCGTCGCGGCGAGGCTGGCAATCTTTCACAAGATGTCCTTAAGAACCTTGATGCGTTTGTGCAGCTTGGCGGAGGCGTCAGTGACAATGGCTTCCGCCAGTCCGCTTTTAACAGCGCGGAACAGGCTAAGAGAGAGCAGCTTACTGAAGCTCAAAATGCTCGGACAAGAATGGATGCAGTCAGCAATGTGTCTGCTGGATTTGCTGATCCCGGAAGCAAGGATGGTCAGACTGCGGCTGATGACTTCCTTGTTGATGTAGTTAATCGCACCAGAGCAAATGTTGGAGGCGTTCCGCTTACTGCGTTGCCAGCCGATCTGTGGCGCAATCCAACCTACATGCAAGACCCTCAATATGTTCGCGCCTTTGAGGAAGTTTACAAAACACCGAACGCAATGCCGAGCGGGCTTTTGTCCTCTCTCAAGTCGTTGGCTGCTGGAAACTACAATCCAACAATCATGGCTCACTACAATGCCATGAAAAGCATTTCCACTCCTCAAGGCATTACTGCTAATCCTGCGCTCAAGGCGCTGGAGCCTGATGAGATTATGCTGCTTGAGCATTACAACGAGATCGTTCAGGTCGCTGGAAGCGAAGCAAATATTGCGCCAATGGTTGCCGCTGCGAAACAAAACATGTCGAAGGAAGGCTTTCCAAAGACTGTAGAAATGTTTCTTGGGCTTGAGGAGAATGAGAAGATCAACGACTGGATGATGAAGTCCGTTGATGATTACAGCCTTCTAAGCACTTCTCAGAAAGAAGCAGTTAAGTCCTTGGTGACTTATCTTGTTGCAGACACCCTCGCTGGCAGTCCAGTTCAGCAAACTCCAAAGTCGATTGCTAAGCGCATCAACGATCAAATTGACACATGGTTCCCGTCTGGGAATGGATACGTCATTGATATGAGCAACGGACTTCCATCGTCTCGCACTCAAGCAACTCTGTCACGCACTGTTCCGAAGCATCAGTCTAAGTTTCTTGCTTTCGTTCAGGCAGAACTTAGGCTTGAAGCTCCAGAGATTGATGTGAAGTATTTCCAACCAGAGGCTCAAGCAATTGCAGAGTTGGGGGGTGAACGCATCAAGCCTTACCTTCAACTTGTTCCACGTGGAACAGACCGCTTCGGTGGTGAGACTTATATGGTTGTTCGAGTGGACCCTCAGACTGGTGGCTTTCCTCAACCCATCAACAGGAAAGATGGTTCGCCACTGATGGTCTCAACCCGTGAACCAAAATTCAAATTAACCACTGATCTTGACGAGGCGCTTGAGAAGGTTCGCAATGAACGCGAAGAAGCTGCTGCAAAAGAGCTTCTTGATCTAACGTCAGGCAAGACGCCAATCACGCTTGGAGGCAACTAAGATGGCAGTTACAGAGCGCGATATTATTCCGACTGGCCCGGTGACTCAAACTGGACCGGGCTTTCGCGCTACTGTTCCAAACCTGCAAGAGGCAGTAGGTAATGAACTGAGCTACTACTTTGGTGGCATGGCTGAAAAGCTGCGTCAGACTGTGGTTTATGGCCCCAACATCGAACCGGGATACGATTACAAGAAGCACATCCCTCAAGGCTTTGAAGCGTTTGGCGCTTCCTATGTTGGCACTGTAAACCCACAACATGCTGCCGATGTTACCAGCTTCATCATGGATCGACAGAAGCTTCGTGAGGACCAAGCTGTTACCCCACTTGGATACTCAATGGTCGCTCAGTTTGCCAATCCGGTTAACTACCTTCCAATCCCTCTTGGCTTTGCGGCAAATATTGGGCGAGTATCTTTGGCTCGAACCGCGCTTAAGGGCGGGACGGTTGTTGGCGGAACTGAGCTTGGGTTAAACCTAGTGGCTAAAGACACTGACCCTGTTCAGACTTGGACTGAGACAACAGTCAACACTACAACAGCAGCGTTGTTTGGGGCTGGTGCAACTGGTGTCTTTGCTGCTCCGCTTGTTTCTAAACTGAATGCTCAAGCCAAGATCAGAACGCAAGCTGAGGCTATCTTCACTGCGTCCCGCGCACTGGACGACATGGGCGGCACTGCTCCTGGTGTCATTGAACGCTTTACTCGGCGTGATGCTCGTCCGCTTGGTCAGGTTGAGAACGTCGATGAAAGCCTTACTGGCCTCAATGCCCGTATCCAAAGCCTTGAGGATCAGCTTGTCACTCTTCCAGAGGGAAGCGGTGAGGCTAGGATTATCAAGGACGATATTGAGCAACTGCGCGTAGAGCGTCAGGGCTTGGCCGATGAATCCTTCTTCCGCAAGGTAGAAGAGAAGGGCGTTGACCTGAATGACCTGTATCGTCCGTCTGCTGGCGCTGACAATCCGCTCATCAACTTCGTAACCAACCCGTTTCGTCGCACCATCACTGACAACTACGGATCGGTGAACAATGAGGTGAAGCGCACCTTTGTTATGCTGGCTGGAGATGGCGGCACTCAGCTAAAGCTGCATGAGGCTGGCGTATCCGCTCCTCTCTCTGTGCATCAACTATCTACCAAGGACATGGGCGAGTTTGCCGTGGCCTATGATGGCATGGTCAAGCTGTGGGCTGAGGATACGGGCGCACCCACTCCCGGCACTTCTGTTCTTAGCAATCCAGATGTGAACGCAACCAGCATTTCCCGTGCTGTTCAGCGCAATGGATCGACCATCACGGCATGGCTGTCTGATGTGAACCGCAAGCGCGTCACTGGTGGTGACATGACCGCTGCTGAGGCAAGAGCCGCCAAGATGATGGACGACTACTTTGCCCGCTGGGAGGAGCGCCTGATTGAGACCGGGCAGCTTCGCACCAAGGCAACGCTTGGTCGCCAACTCAATGACTTGCGCCTTGAGGTCGATGCACTCCAAGCCAAGGTTGACCAAGCCCCGGCAGATCAGCTTCCCACGCTGAACAAGACGCTGGCTGAGCGCAAGGCTGTGCTGGATGAAACTCAGTTTGAGTTTGATAACCCGATGCTGACTGAAAAGTCTGAGCCGTTCTTGCCGCGCTACTGGAACACTGGCGCTGTTCAGGCTGGCCGTGACAAGCTCAAGAAAATCCTGATCGACTGGTATACTGAGAACCCATACATCATCCGCTTTAGCGAGGAGTCGATGAAGTGGGAGCGTGTCGATCTATCGACTGCACCTGATGCTATTGCCAAGCGGGCAGACGAAACCATCGAAACCATTCTTGGCAATCGACTGGACCCTGAAGGTCAGAACGTCTTCACTGGCGCTGGCCGCCCTAGCGCATTGCGCTCTCGCCAACTCGACATCCCCAACAGCAAGGTGTTCGAGTTCATTGAGCAGAACCCAATCAACGTGATGAGCAACTATACTTCGCGCACCAGCGCCTCGTATCACTTTGCCAAACAGTTTGGCGGCAATCGCGGCAAGATTGTTAGCCGCCTTCGTGAGCAGATGTTGTCGGCTGGTGTTCCAGAGGCAAAGGTTCAGAAGACAGTGCGTGACTTTAACCACCTCTATGATCGGGTGGTTGGTCGCGTAGTGCAGAACCCTGATGCTTGGAACCAACGGGTTGCTACTGTTCTTCGTGATGCTGCTTCAATGACTTACCTTGGTGGCGCTGGCATTGCGGCTATCGGTGACTTTGGTCGCATCATCATGGAGCATGAAGGGCAGGCTGTTGTGCGTGGCGCACAGGCTATGTTTGATCCCGTTCTTCGTCGCGCTTCGAGGGATCAAGTCCGCGCCTTAGGTGGCGCACTGGACATGCTTCTTGGCTCAGCGCATCTGCGGATGGTGGACGATCAGAACTACAACGTCCTAAGCAATGGCGTCATGGATCGTGTTCGCAACGCCTTCCACACCATGAACCTGCTTGGCCCTATGACCACGATTGCCAAACAATTCACTGGCGCACTGTCTGGTCACAACATGATCGAACTGTCTGGCAAGCTGGCCCGTGGCGAGGCAGATGACTTCGAAGTGCGCTACCTTGCACGGCATGGCATTGATGCTGAGCTTGCTGCTCGTATTGCTGCATCGCCGTATCAGGTCGATCCCAAGACTGGCTTCATTCTTCCCAATGCCGATGAGTGGGCTGGCAACTACGCAGTCCCAACAGTTGATGGCAATCGCGTCCGCATTATTGAGGTGATGGAGGATGGCTCTTCTGTAGGCAAAACGAATGACGCTGGTGAGTATGTCTCTGCCTACTATCGCCCCAACGAAGAAGGACCGGGTGGCACGATCTACTTTGACCGGGAGTATATTGAGACCGTCAAGTTTGAGGAGAAGGCTTGGACTAAGCCGCGCATGGAAGGTGTGAAGGCCATGCCGGAAGATGCGTTCAAGACTCCCCGCGAGTGGTCTAACTTTGTTATGCTGCATGAAATCATGCACACCCGCTTCTCTGCGGAAGACCTTGGCCTGCCGCCTCGTAGCCCTGAGTATGAGAACAAGATCAATCAGCTTGCGATGGCTGAGCATAAGAAGTCTCAACAAGTGGCACAGGATACGGCTGATCGCTTCAAGACTGCGGTGAACACCGCAATCAACAATACCGTCATTATGGCTACGCCTGCTGACAAGCCGATCATGATGGATGGCGTGGTCTATGTGCGTGAAGAGCTAGGCGCACGGATTGGACTTGCACCTGATCCTCGTAACCCCGGCTACTCTCGCATTGAGAACGCCTTCATTGCTCTTCCCTTCCAGTTCTACGCCTATGCGTTTGCCAACGTGAACAAGACTGTTGGCCTGATGATGCAGAACGCAGTGCGTAGTCGCATGACTGGTGTCGCTGCTATGATGGGCCTTGGCTACATGATTACCGCAATCAGGACGCCAGATCAGGTCTGGGAGAACATGGCTATCCAAGACAAGATTGCCCGCTCCTTTGATATGGGTGGCATTGCCGCGCTCTATAGCGACTTGTTCTACACCAGTTTGCAAACTTCGCTGGCGCTTGGTGGACCCAACATCACAGGCGGCGTTCTTTCACCGCGCTTCCCTCAGAAGCCTAGCATGGTTGACGCTGTGACTGGATTGACTGGGGCCAGTAGCTCTTGGGTTGCTGACATGGCTCGGTCTGGTGCTGCGTTTGCAAACGGAGAGTATGGCGAGGGTGCGTCCATGTTCATCAAGAACCTGCCGTTCTCAAACCTGTGGTTCCTGCGCGGAGAGGTCAACGAGTTTGCCCGCACATTATCGCGTAGCTAACTTTGTGCGTTGATGCAGCTTCTCTAGGCTGTAATTGCTAGGGCAACGAGGTGATCTATGACCATCAATCTTGCCGACAACAATCCGCGTATTGAATACACAGTTGCTCAAGGGGCGACTCAGCAAACCTTTGCTGTGCCATTTGAGTTTTTTAACGACTCTGACTTGAGTGTCTATGTTGATGGGGTGCTAAAGGCAGAAGGCACTGACTACACAATCACTGGTGGCGATGGCTCGACGGGTAATATTGAGTTTGTTGCGGCAACTCCTCCTGATGTTCAGCAGGTCACTGGGATTACTGGCGGGTCAAAGGTTACGATTATCCGCACTACCCCAATTGAACGGACAAGCGATTTCTCGGCTGGCGCTGACATCAACCGCGCTGCGCTGAACGAACAGTTCGACATTCTCACGGCAATGGTTGCTGATGCCAAGGATCGGATTGATCGCACGATCCGCGCCAATCCCTATGAGGTATCTCCTAGCCTTGTGCTTCCTACTGTTGCTTCTCGCAAGGGCAAGACGCTTGCTTTCGATGCAACGACTGGCGCTGTAATCAATGGACCTACCATTGATGAAGTAATCAACGCTGAAGATTATGCTGTTGCTGCGGCTGCATCTGCCGCTGCCGCCTCTGACTCTGAGGATGCTGCGGCTGCGTCTGAAGCTGCGGCTGCTTCTTCTGAATCTCATGCCGCCTCTTCTGAAGCTGCTGCTGCTGCAAGTGAAGCTGCTGCTGCTGCAAGTGAAGCTGCTGCTGCCGCAAGCGAGTTGGCTGCTGCAACAAGTGAAACCAACGCTGCGGCAAGTGAAGCTGCTGCATCTGCATCTGAAATTGCTGCGGCTGCATCCGAGGTGGCTGCGGCCCTTAGCGAAACCAATGCCGCCGCGAGTGAGGCTACTGCTTCCAGTGCAGCCTCTACTGCTGAATCTGCGCGTGATGCGACCCTTGCTGCCTTTGATAGCTTTGATGATCGCTATCTCGGATCGAAAACAAGTGATCCTACGCTAGATAATGATGGTAATGCCCTAGTTGGCGGAACGCTTTACTTCAACTCTGTCGAAGGCGTGATGAAGCTTTACACTGGATCGGCATGGGTTGTTGCCTATGTTCCCGGTGTGGCATCTTCGATTGGCTTTACGCCTGCTGGCAACATTGCAGCTACGAATGTGCAGACTGCCATTCAAGAACTGGACAGCGAGAAGGTTCCGCGCACATCAACCACTGGCGCTGCGGTTATCCCGTCAGGCACTGAGGCTCAGCGGCCCACGCCTGCAACTGGTCAGCTTCGCTTCAACACCGACGCCACATCCTTTGAGGGCTATAACGGTTCTGAATGGGGTTCTATCGGTGGTGGAGCTACGTCTGACGCTATCTACGAGAACTCGGCTACGATTGCTGAGGATATTACCATTGTGACTGGTCGTAACGGCATGTCCACTGGCCCAATAACCATCAACTCTGGTATCACCGTCACGGTGTCATCCGGCGCAAGATATGTGGTGATCTGATGAGCAAAATTGCACTAACCCCTAACGCTTCCGGCACCGGGACGTTCTCCATCGCAGCCCCCGGCACGAACACGGATCGGACGCTGACGCTGCCGGATTCTTCAGGGACGCTGGCTCGGACTGCTGATCTTGGCAGTATTACGCACCTTGGCACAATCGCCACCACAAGCGGATCGTCTGTCACGCTCTCTGGGCTAACGCTGACGGACTACAAGCAGTTGCAGTTTGTGGTTGATAATGTCTCAGGTTCAGCAACTGCTTCCGTGCTTAGGCTGAATGGCAAACTTGTTTCGGATGCCACCCTTCTTGCCGCAGGAGACTTTTGTATTGGCGGCGGCACTGTCGATTTAGCGTCAGGAGTTTTTTGGTATAGCGGTTCCGTTAGTTATAATGCAGGTGCAAATACAGCAACACTTGGTTCAGGTGGAGCATCCGGCCTCACCACAGCCAGCACCAGCATCACGTTCACGATCTCAGCCGGAACCTTTGACGCTGGCTCCATCCGCATTTACGGGGTGAAATGACATGTCCGAAATTCGCGCAAACTTGATCACCGACGCTGCTGGCACTGGCGCACCTAGCCTCCCGAATGGGTTGTCCGTGGCTGATGGAACCAGACTTGCCCCATCCATTACTAATATTGGCGACCTGAATACTGGCATTTATTTTCCAGCAGCCGACACAGTTGGAATCTCAACGGCAGGTGGCCTTAATTTTGTTGTTGGCCCAAGCGGTGAAGTTGGTTTTGGGGGGACAAACTATGGCACGGCTGGCCAAGTTCTAACTTCTGGCGGCTCTAGCGTGGCTCCAAGTTGGCTTCCCATTCCCGCCCCCACATCCGCACAGGTCGGCACGGCTACGGCTGGCTTGGCATATGGGGACGTCGGGACATATGCCTACCTAAACATCAACACCACCTCAAACCTCAGTGAAGGCTCGACCTTTTCTGGCTCCAGTTTAAGCCCTGCCGGGAGTTATGTGGTCAACTCAATGGTGGCTGGTACGGGTCAGACATCTGGCGCTATCCGTGGAGCGGCGACTCTATCTGGGACGTGGAGGCTTATGGGTAGCAATAACATCGGGGCCACAGCCTCCGGAAAGCAAAACGTCTACTTGAGGATTTCCTGATGAACTACCGCAACGCGCACCGCCTCGCTAACGGCTGGATCGACTGCGAGATTAAGCATGAGACCTTTGGGTGGATACCCTTTACCTGCAACCCAAACGACACCGGGGCTCTGTTCGATGTAGCCACGCTTTATTCTCAGATGAACGCAGACCCATCTACGGCTGATTATGTAGAGCCTCCGGCTTATGTTCCCACCAAGGAAGAGCAAGAGGCCAACCGCAAGGCGGCATATACCGCAGAAGCTGACCCACTGTTCTTCATGTCCCAGCGCGGAGAGGCCACTGTCGAAGAATGGCAGGCCAAGGTCGCTGAGATCAAAGGCCGCTATCCCTACCCCGAGGAGACCCAAGCATGAGCGTTGTAATTGACGGAACCACGGGCGTTACGGCACCAGACTTTGACGGGACGATCAACACTGTGCCTCTGCGCCCCGGTGTTCTTGACCCTGAGAACCGCATCATCAACGGGGCCTTCGACTTCTGGCAGCGGGGGACGAGCTTTACTGCTGACGCTTACGGGGCAGATAGGTGGAAAAACGCGGCGGGTGGCGGCACTGTCACGATGTCGCGGCAGGCTTTCACTGTTGGCGATACTTTGGGGTCGAGCAACCCGACCTACTTCCTGCGTCAAACCGTAAGCGGCCAGACGCTGGCATCCCAGCTTGCGATCATTGAGCAGCGCATTGAGGGTGTCCGCAGCTACGCAGGGCAGACCATCACCGTTCTTGGCTGGGCGCGTCGGTCGTCTGGCTCTGGAAACATAACCATTCGCGCAGAGCAAAACTTTGGCACAGGTGGAAGCCCCTCCGCGACCACATCCGCGTCGTCTAATGTGTCTGTCACCCTTACAACTTCTTGGGAGCCATTTGCGGCGACTTTCGCTATTCCTTCCATTGCAGGCAAGACGCTTGGTATCAATGGGAATGACTTTTTTCGCCTCATGTTTTGGACATCCGCAGGCAGCGACTACAACGCATCCACCAACAGCCTCGGCCTCCAGACCATCGGGGTTGACCTGTGGGGCATCCACATCAAGCAAGGCACCCACACTGTCGCGGCGGCTGACCTCTATCGCCAGCCTGAAATGGGGCCGGAGTTGGCTCGGTGCCAGCGGTATTACGCAAAATCGGGAGGCTCCAACTCCCATGCGGGTAGTTATAACGGGACTCTGTATGTCGGCGATGTGTACTTTAAAACAAGTATGCGCGCCGCTCCAACGGTGACTGTTTCCGGCCCGTCTCCTGTTGGAGCAGGGTCTCCTGATACCGAAAAATTTTATTTTGCTCGATCTGCTTCTGAGACTTACATCAGCAGTTGGACAGCAGACGCGGAGCTATGACCATGAACATCACCTCAGCCCAATACATCAACGACAGCCTTACGGGCCAACTAGCCAGCATCAAGGCCACCATCGACGGGAATGAGTGCTTCGTCCCACTGGCACCGGGCAACCGTCACCACGACGCCATCATGGCACAGGTGGACGCTGGCGATCTGGTGATCCAAGAGGCAGACGCATGACACCCGAGATGCTTTGGAGCCTTGGTCTTAGTGCAGCACTTGGCCTGATCGGCTGGGTGCTGAAGAACCACGTCGAGGAAGTAAAGCGGCTGCAAATCCTGCTGAACCGCACACGCGAGGAAGTCGCCCGTGACTACGTTACGCGGTCTGAAATGCACACCGACATGAACCGTGTCATCTCGCGGCTAGACAACCTCGACAAGAAGATTGACGAACTGATGCGGAGCCTTGCCAAGTGAAGGTGTTGCTCGTCTGGGTGGGCTACACTCACCTGTGGATAGATGGGCAAATGACATTTGTTAAGATTTGCAGATATACTGCTGACGTAGCATTGGCGGTTCATCCGCTTTATCCCTGCCCTCCATTCTGGAGTTTGTGATGTTCGATCCAGTTTCAATCAGCATGGCTATTAGCGTGGGCAGCAAGGCGTTTGGCTTGCTCAAGCAGGGTATTGCCGCTGGCCGTGAGATACAGGACATGGCGTCCCAACTGTCTGAGTGGGGCAAGGCCGTCTCTGACATTGCCTACGCGGCTGACAAGGCCAACGAGCCTCCCGGCGTTTTCAAGACGTTGTTTGGAAACAACAACCAGAAGAGCGCCATCGACATCTTCGCCGCTCAGAAGCAGTGCGAACAACAGCGCAAAGAGTTGCGCCAGCTTATCAGCTACACATACGGCAACGATGCTTGGCTAGAGTTTCAGGCAATTGAGCGTCGGGTGCGAGAGCAGCAGCGTGAGCAAGTCTATCGTCGCAAAGAACTAATCGAAGGCATACTCGAAGCTGCGCTGTGGACTGGAATTATCTTGGCTACAAGCGTTATCGCAGGCTTTGGTCTTTACTTCTGGGGCCGCTATTTAGGGAGGTGGTGATGGTGCTGGAACATTGGATATGGCCAATCTTTGCTATCATTATTGGCGGACTTTTCTATTTCAGTGAGGATGGATGGTATCGGTATCCGTGCCAAGACCCTGCTAACTGGGCATTGATTGAGTGCCAACCGCCTATTTGCCTTCGCACAAAGAACTGCGCTGATGATCTGACAGGAGGTGTTGCGCCATGAGAAAGAATGACCCTGACTTTCTGGAAGCCAAGCTGCGCTATTTTGTTGGCGTATCTTTGACTCTGATCTTGGGCTTTAGCATCTTCATCATTCTATACTCACTGGTCTTTGTCACCCAGCCTTTGGGTGAAAGCTCTGAAAATGACCGCGCCTTGTTTGCTATCCTTACCCCTATTGCCTCGTTCATCACGGGTGCGCTTGGAGGTGTGATGGCCGCAGGCAATAACCGCAAACGTGACGCTGACCAGCAGGAGACAGAAGAATGATTGGACGCATGATTGGAATGTTTATGGGCCGCAGGCTTAAAGAGAAAGCGGTTGATGCAGTACTGGACAAGGTGAACCTGCCTGACCCAGTGGAGACTGCAATCAAGGTTGCCGCCACTGGCAACGTGGGTGATTTGCTCGGCGGCATGGGCAAGGACATGGCGCAGGAAGCTGTGCTTGGTGCAATCACCAAGAAGGTTCCGATCAAGAGACCCAAGAAATGAAGTGGCTGTCCCTGCTCTTATTGACGGCTGCGCCTGCTCATGCTTATGAAATCACCCGTGTCATTGACGGCGATACCGTGGAGATTGCGGTGGATTTTCTTCCGTCGCCCCTCCCGCCCAAGCTCTCGATCCGGGTGATGGGCATCGACACCCCAGAGAAAGCACCTCGCGCTCAATGCGATGCGGAAGCAGCTTTGGCTAAGAAAGCCAGCGCCTTTACAAAAGACGCGGTTGCCAATGCGCTTGAGGTCGATGTCAAAATACTCAAGTGGGACAAGTACGGCGGCAGAGTCTTGGGTGAAGTTTACCTAGACCATCAGAGCCTAGCTCAAAGCTTAATCTCTGCTGGTCTTGCCCGTCCTTATAAGGGCGAAGCAAAACAATCTTGGTGCGAGGAGTAAGCACGATGTCTGATGCAATGAAGAAACTGCAAGAGAAGTGTGGAGTTGCTGCTGATGGTGCCTTTGGCCCGAACACAGCACGGGCTATTGCTAAGCACTACAAGCTCTCCCCTGAGCGTGGCGCTCATCTGTTGGGGCAGGCTAGCCATGAGAGTGGTGGCTTTAAGCTGACCAAGGAAAACTTAAACTACTCAGCTGAAACCATGTGCAAGGTTTGGCCTTCGCGGTTCAAGAGTGTAGCTGAGGCTGCACCTTATGCCCGCAATCCCAAGGCGTTGGCTGATAAGGTTTACTCTGGACGCATGGGCAATGCTGAGGGTGAGGGTCACATCTGGATTGGTCGCGGCTTCTTGCAGTTGACAGGCAAGGATAACTACCGATCCTTTGCCTCTGACATGCGTGTGCCTGATGTCATGGAGAACCCTTCGCTGGTCGAGACTGACTATGCAATGGAGACTGCCATGTGGTTCTTCGAGAAGAACGGCTTGTTCGCTATCGCAGACAAGGGCGTGAGCGAGGACACGATCAAGCAGATCACCAAGCGGGTGAATGGTGGTTACATTGGTTTGGACCACCGCAAGAAAGAGACTGAAAAGATTTACGCTTGGCTCAAAGCGTGATGTCGTGAGGGGCGCTGGTGATGATGAGCCGTAGCGCAGTCTGATCTTCGACCAATACAAAGCTGTGCTTTGTGCGCCCCTCGAATCACATCCTAATGCCCTGATGATTGGTCTTCAAGGCTTCGTATCGCATGATAGCAAGGAGCAATCTTTCTTTCATTGCGGTCGTTGCTCTTGGAGACAATGCTCTTGTTAGCTGGTCTCGGCTTATCCCTATTTCTTGGGCAGCAATTGTCCTTGATGGAAAAGTTGTCTTGCCTAGAGTTAGTGGCTTTGCTCCAGCTTGATTGCCAATCTGCCCGCCTGCCAGATTAAGGCCAACGCGCTCAAGTGTTCCAGTGTGAGATAGTCTGGTGCTGATGGCTGAGGGTGTGACGCCTGCCCACTGCGCTGCTTCTTTCTGTGATCTAAAAACTACGCCACGAATCTCGGTAATGTTTGTCAACTGCCGCCTCCTTTATGCGGTCGATCTCTGCTTTGTTTTTCTCTGCCATCCAGAGAATCATCTCATACTGTTCCAGTGTAACCCACCAGCCGGGAAGCTTGACGTAACCCGCGTCTCTTAGAGCACGGGCTGCTGGGCTATCGCTGGCGGATCGGGTCATTAGTCGCTGTCCCTTGTGATTTCGTAAGATACTAGATGCAGGACACCAACGGCTGCGGCGAGAGGCATCCGACCCTCATACTCATAGATCAGAGCCTTGATCCGATCACCCAGTTCCCCGGTCACGTCCTCGGCCCTCTTGCCGTCGCCCTTCAAGACGCGGATGTCAGTCATGGCTTTCCCCCATCAACGCTGTCACGTCAGTCAGGTCTGTGAACGTGAGGTAGCAGTGGTTGCTCTTGCCTATGCCAAGCAACACTTCGTGCTGGTGCATGGTGCGGCTCCTCGGTGCATACCGTAGCCCATTACGGCGAACCAACTCGCGTAGCAGTTCTTCGTCGGTATATTTCTGCAGGTCAGTCATGGCTCTCTCCTTTGATCTCTGCGAGGGTGGCGAGGGCGATGTCGCGCATATCTTTGAATGCTTCTTCCACCTCATAGTCTTCGCCCCAGATCATTTGCTCATCGCGCTTAGCAATGGCGAGCAGCCCAGCTTCCGCCTTCGCCAGCTTGTCAGTCAGAGCCTCGATGCGGGCGGCGGATTTGCGGCACCAATCGCAAGCCATTTCTTTGGTCGCACGTACTGGATAGCCGCAAGCGCCACAGCATGTTTGGTCACTCATGGCTCTCTCCTTTGATCAACGCGCTGTCAGCTTCTGCCAGTGTTTCTGCTAAATCGCGAACAGGAATGCCGCGCAAAATTCTTTCTGGGATAGGGCGAATGCGGTTTAGTGCAGACCGAAGCACATCCCGCTCGGCGGTCAGGGCTTCGATGCGGTCGGCGGCTTCGGGTGCTGTTCCGAAGTCATTGGTCCCGTCATCAAAGGCCAAGTAGCAGGCACCCCGCAGCCGTGCGATCAGTTCCTTGTCGTCAGTCATTTCACACAACTCCCCTGCACCCACTGCTTGTCGGCGGCGATGCACTGCTCATACCGCGCCTGACCTCGCTCCAAGTCGGCAAGGATCAGATGACCGATGCCGTAGATAAAGAACGCAAGGCAGGCGATGCCCGCCAGCGGCACGGTTATCCAGAAGTCTCTCATCTCCGCCCCCGTTCCCAAGCCGCCCGCGACAGCCGATTGGCCAACGTGTCCATGTCCTCGGTGCTGATCTGTCTGTTGGTGATGATGGCCCAGTAGACGAGGTCCATGAACCTTTTTGGCGGAAGCACGGACGCCGCATTGCTGATCCCCAGTGCCGCTTCTGACTGGATGTCACGGTGCGGCATGACCTCTTTGCTCCTACGAAAGAACATTACTTCTTCTCCCTCTTGGCTCTCTCAACTACGCTATCAATCACGTCGATAAGCACTGGATTTTCCCTAAGAATAATCTCTGCTCTGCGAATTGATGATGCCACGGTTGAATGATCGCGCTTAACAACAGCACCGATCTGTTGAAGCGACATGCCTAGTCTCTTACGAAACGTGTAGGCCATGATGTGACGGGCATTAGCTATGGCTGCTGTATTGTTGTAGCCAATGAACTCATCCTTGGTTACGCCAGCTAGCTCAGCAAAGGTCTCAATAATTACGTTTTCGTCGTGATCGTTTCCTTTGCGAATGGTTACAAAGATGCTTGGTTGCTTGTAAGCCAAGCCTTTTTCCCTGCGGTAACTGGCCTTCTTGGTTTCCTCTGCGCTCTTGGCCAGAAAATTTGCGTACTTCTCTTCGTGTGTCATGGCTCTCTCCCAGAAGGTGCCGGGGCTTTCACCCCGGCGAAGTTGTTAGAACGGGATGTCGTCGTTGAGACGATCCTCTTTTGATTCCGACTTGCCTGCGTCTCCGCGCTGGTCAGAGACAGCGAAGGTCATGTAAGGATTGCCATCCTTCATGCGCTTCCATGCTGCGAGGCGGCGCTCACGATTGCCATCAGTGATTGGGCCTGTGTAATCCGGCGCACTCTCAGATTCTTTCTTTTCGTTGGGAAACAGGGTTCCAACCTTCTCGAAGATTTCAATGATCTGCTTGCCGGATTTTGTTTCGTCTTTGATTAGGACGACCTTCTTCTCACGGCCTCTGTCATTGACCTTGCCTTGAAGGATGAGGCGCTGCTTATCAAAGGGCTTGAACGCTGCGCCTTTGTCCGTGTTGTCGTAGTCTGCCATGCTTCTGGCTCCTTGTATGAGATTACCAACCGCTTTCATTTTTGCCTGAGTCTGCTTCGTACTTGTTGCCGTCATATTCCCCAAGGAACACATCGGCATTGAATCCAAGGTGAGACAAAGCCTTGGTCAATCCGTCAGTCACCGACATCTTCGGTGCATCTTCATTCACCCTGCCCTTGGCTGCGTCGAAGAACTTACGACAGCCGGGGAAGGGACCAAAGACATTGCCGGGGCAATCGGTCCACACCTCGACATCTGAGACAACGGCGGTATCCCCATTAGACAGGTTTACAAAGTGGGTCTTGGCAGTCCAGCCCCAGCCATGACCAACAGGACCAAAGGCTTTGGTCGCTGACTTGACCTGATACTGAGGGTCAATGGAGGTGAAGGATCGTGCGCCAAGCGTGACCTTCTTGAGATACTTGGGATCGGATTTGCAGACCTCATCCCAGAGCTTAAGGTTTTCTGGTTTAGCATACATTCGTTCATTCATGTTATCGCACCGTAAATAAAAGTGATCCGCTCTTGGAGCGCTTGATTGTTAGAAGGTCGCAGTAAACTTCTCGTTCGTTGTCACCGACCATTGCTTTCAGGTCTGACTTGGCGTTGTCAAAAGCCTTAGCTGCGTCCTTGTTCTGGATGTAGTCATGCGCTCGGCTGATAAACTCGTTGTCATGGCTGGCGTCTCGCTTGACCATCTGGTCCACCGGGATTTTGTCGATGGAGATTTGCGGCGTATCGACACCAACAGGTTCTTGATCCCGTAGAACGTAGCCCCAGAAGTCAGACACCACCGCCCACATTGAATTGAAATACTCTTCGTTGCGCGAGACATAGGCCGACTCCCACTTGCTGTTGCCAAAGATCACCGAGAGGTAAGCGCCATCTGCATCTGCAAGCTTAGCGTATAGCTGCACCTGCGGCATGTACCGCTCAATCACTGCATCCATAGTGTTGAAGTGGTTGGTGTGCTTGGCCTCGACAATCTCATTGCCCCACTTGGCATCGATGGTGCCAACGGCAGGGACATTGCCGATGGTCTGGCTAAACTTTGCTTGATGATCGTGAAGCAAACAGCCGCGCTGAACCTGAAACCAATTCAAGTTAAACGACTCAGTGTGTGAGCCAAGCTGAACTGCGATGTTGTTGCTGAGGTTGTCGCTCTCTTTGCGTCCCGTCTTGACCTGCCAAAGATCAAGCCAGTCCCCTTCAAGAATGCGAACGCAATCAGACCCGCCGATGAAGCCAGTCCTAATCATAGTGTTTCTCCCGTTTGTTATCCCAGTAATTACACTACTGCTTATGTGCAGCTATGTAAAGGTCATACTTCTGAAGCTGATCTTCAGTGACATGCTCAAGAAGTTGCTTGCGCTTGGCTCCGTGCAGCCATGATTCGCACAGCGATTCTCCTGCCCGTACACGCTTGACTGCGATTTGCAGTGGGTCGATGCGCCAAGACGACGTAGAGTCTGCGCTGTGCGTGGCTATTTGGCGGCTCTGCGATGAAGCTCGCGCTGCGTCGATGAACTCTTTGATCGTCGGCAGGGTGCGGCTCTTGGCAGATCGTGAAACCTCCTTCGTAATTGAAGCGAGGAGGTTTCCGATCTGCTCTGCTGAGATGGGTGATGGCAGGTTAGCGTTGATGGCTTCGATCACATCCATCGCTGACACCTTGGCGTCTACATCCCGAGGCATGTTGAACCTGATGATGATGTCAGACTTGAACCAGTTAGAGATGTGCGAGATGCGTTGGCTATAGTCCATCGAGTGCATCCCCCCATCCTGACTTGGACTTGCGCTCTACTTTCTCAGCTTCAAGGTCGTCTTCCCAACGCTCACCATTCAACCACGTTGATGCGTGTGGGATAAACTTCTGTTCGGTTCCTGCCTCTGCCACATGCTTGGCGTAGGCCAGTGCCGCTTGAACGATCAGGTTAGGATCGGTTCTTGTTGCTGCTCTGGTGAATGCAGCACGGGCATCACCCTTCCCGATGCGGCGAGGGTATGCCTGCCAGAAGGCGAGGAAGAAGGGAGTGTCGAGGGGGTGTGCCAGATTGGCACGGGAAGTAGTATTACTCTTAGCTATATTCTTCTTAGAGAAATCTAACTTAGTAATATTACTATCCTCTTCGTGTGCCAAATTGGCACGGGTCTCGTCGTTCATGTCGTCCTCCATAGATGCGATGACATAGAAGTTGGATGTTCCAGATCGTCTTGCGATACGAATGTATTCCTCGTCTTCGAGCCATTGGATGGCACGAACCACTGACCTTATCGGAACACATGAGTCTTGGGATATTGTTTCCCTAGACGGGAAGCATTCTCCATAGCCGTTGGCATAGCGGGCTATCGCTAAGAGAACGACCTTGGCTGTAGGATTTTTGATGCGCGTCAGCGCAATGTCTGCTAACAGATCGAAGTGGATCATGTGGTTTCTCCCCTACATGTTCTGCTTAGGGCGGGTCGAGTGCTCCAACACTCCCCGCCCATTCCTTTTAGCAGATCAAAGACGTGATGGCCACCATGCTTTGTCTTGCGTCATGCTGTAGTGGCCAACAACCTTGCCACTCTCAACTGCCTTGCGTTCACACATGATGGGCCAGCCTTTGTCTTTGAGTTCATAGATGCGGGCTGACAATCTAAAACATCCAAACATATCAAGGGCTTGGATGGGCGTGAGAACCTTACCCGTCTTTAGGTAAGACAACACCTGTTGGTTCTGCGCTTCTGTCATTGCTGCTCTCCATCAGCTTGTGAAATGTTTCGCCGGACATAATCACGACGACCTGCGGCTCTCCTCTTCGCCGCTTGTAGATAGCTAGGTCACGGTTGGTCAGCACAGTGAAGGGACTTGGGAAGCTGGACGCATCCCGATACTTCACCTCTGTTACCAGTCGGTGTCCCATGATTTCTGTGATGATGTCCCCTGAATACTCTCCTCCCAATGCGCCCGAGAGGGGCTGGCGTTTAGCTGGGAGGCCAATCTTTTTGAGCCAGTCGACAACCCAGTTCTCATGGTAGGTTCCTTTGGCTTTGTTTCTGTTGGGCATTGGTCGCTTTCATAGCAGGACATGCAGATCAACCAGTGACCACCGTATTGTTTTAGGATGGCAACAAAGTTGGACACATGCGAGTTGCAGTTGTCACACTTGATTCCGCTGGATGACTTCAATGTCATAGTCCAGTGCGTCCAGCCAGCACATCAGCATGAACCCAGAGGGTATCCGCTTGTGCTGTTCCCACTTGTGAATGAGCGAGACTGTGCATCCGATCTTATCAGCCAGTGCTTCTTGGCTTAAACCGCGCTCTGATCGTGCGATTATTAACCTTAACACCAAGTCCTCGTAGTTGCTCGGAATGCGAACGGGCTTGTTGAAGTGCGTAAAGTTTCTCAATGGCTTGCATTACCCTCGCTGCGGTTTCATGGCGAAGCTCTGTGTCACCATTGATGGTGCGATAGTAAGTGGAAGTCGGGATGTCCGCAGCCTTGAATGCTTTGAGCAAGGTCAGCTCACATTCTTCGGCACGTTCCTTGAGTATGGTGATATATGATTTCATGCCGGGATAACTGCATACTCGCAGCTATATGTCAACCTCGTTCAAGATTTGCCGAACAAAGTTGAGGCATGAGGCGGCAGGAAGGTAGCCAATAAGATAACCATTCTGCCACACATACACACCATCAGGTCTCGTCGTCATGATCACGGATGTATCCGTTCCCATGACAACACTCACACACTTCGATTCTGACATAGATGTCCCCATATGGTTCGCTTGCTGACATGCGAGAGTAGTGCTCCACTTCTACCTCACCTGCACCATTGCATTCAGGGCAGTCAATCCATCCCTCAGAATATGATTTCGTCATCGATTGGTTCCTCATAGATATGCTTGTGTTCCTGTTCCCAAGCATTGGTTGCGCGTGAGATAAACTTCTCGCGATTGAACTTAGGGTTCGAGGCTGCAAGTTTATCTGCCAAGTCATGAAGCTGACTCGGCCAGCCCACCATGGGGCCGACCGTATCTGCAATGAAATCAAAGTGTTGGCGTGACATCTTCATGTTTTCTCTCCTCTGAACGATAGTCTTTCTTTTCGATTGGTTCGCAAACCAGTGTGTCTCCATCGTGGTGATAGAATTCCACGCAAACCTGATCGCCTCGCGCATCAACGCCGACAAACATATAGACAGTGAAGTCATTGAACCTGTTCACATACTGTCTAAGAGTTGTGATCTTGTGCTTTGAAACTATAGTCGTCATGCGATTTCTCCCCAGAGTTTGTGTTGCATTGCCTTGGCAATCGCATCCTCACGATTGCGGCGGGCCACTTCAGGATTCTTCAGGTCGCTGGTGTGGCTAGCCCAGTAGGTCAGGCAGTTATACAAGGCCCACTTGTTGCCGCCCAAGTTGTCAGCCTCGGTGCCATAGATAGAAAGCAAACGCTCAAGCTGTTTCTCGTTGGTCTTGCCAGCCTGTTGCTGCGTGTATGCCTTAGCAACAGTGGCCTTAAAAAATGTCTCGGCCATGTCAGTAGTAACAGGCGTTGACATCCATTTGCGCCAGCGATCAGGCTGGTTCATGAAAGTGTCCAAGCCAAGCATCATCTTCGTGGCTGAGCCTTCGATGTTGATAGACTGCGTGTGTTTGAAGCGAGACACGGCTGCATGTTCCGCATTGGTGCAGCCATTCATGCACCACAAGCGCAGGCCATCTGCTGCTTGGCTGAATGCCCAACTTGCATCGTAGCTGTTGAAGAAGCTGATGCGGAACTTAACGTAGTCACCTACCTTTGGCTGGACAGTCAGGTCATTGAAGAGAATTTCGCCGCGCAACTTGCGGCCACCTTCAGCAACAGTGAACTTGGTCGTGTAGTCTTGGCTAATGTTTGCAGTCTTGAGTGCATCCATCAGACTGTTGACCACATCGTCATGCTGAACGATCTGATAGCGAGAGCCATGCACACCAAGCACCTCGTTGGTATCAGTCCGCATGACGCAGCGTTGATCGGGAATGGTGTTGCCAAACCCATCATAGATAGGCTGCATTTCCACCGGAAAATTGTAGTCGTTGTGGATCATGTCAAACATTTGCGTTCCTCTTTTTGATAAGGCCCATGTCGGCCCGCCATTTGTAGATTGTTGATGGTGATACTTTGCATTCATCGGATGCCCGCTTCACCCCATACTGGATGGACAGCAGCACAGCCTTGCTTCGATAGTCGTTAGGCAACCCATAGTCTGGGTGGTATGGGAAGATTGGTTCATCATTCATGTTTCATTTTCCTTGATGCGTTAAAGATCAGCACGATTCGCCCGACACCCCATGCCCCGGCCCTTCCCCGTTAAGAGATGGGCGGGCCTGTTGACCCGCCTTCTCGGTTAGTCTGCGAGGATCAAGGCAAGTGATCCAATGACGAAGCAGAACATGATGACTGCAAGTTCCATGGTGATCTCCGAAGGTTGATGAAGAGGGGGCTTGCGCCCCCCCGTGGGGGTTCAGGCTGCGAACCCGAACTTGGCGAGGCGGCTGTCGATGCCGTGGCCTTCGCTGACGTGGGTGCGCTTGGGCTTAGCGGACCACTCGTCCTGAGCGATGATCTTGTAGACTGCCTTGTCCGCATCGTGACGCTCTTGCAGGATGGCAAGCTCGGTTTCCATCTGCTCATAGCGCGACAGCAGGCGGTCGAGTTTGACATCGGTGATCTCTTGCCCGCGCTGAGGCAGAAGCTCTTTGATCTCAGCGGTCAGGTCCAACATCTGACCCTGACCAGTGCGCTTCCACATGAGGGCGTTGTGACTCGTGAAGCAGGCGTCTCGAGCGATTGCGACTTCTAGGTATTCGTTTGCATTGTGGTATTTGATGATGGCGAGCTTGAGGTCGACAAGGTTGGTTTGCTTGGTCATGTCTAGGTCTCCTGTTTGTTGGCGAGGACCACCCTCGCCATGAATGCAAGACGCACCTGCGAGTAACCGACGAAGGAGGCTTGCAGTTCGCAAGTGTAATCCCCCCAAGGCGGAGGCGTTCGAGGGCGGAACGGAGACGCACAGAGCAACAGCGACTGTGCAAGAGGATTATACTTGCGAACTGTTACCGCTGGTGCGACGCCAGCATGAAGGGCGAGGTGGCCGCAGCAACAGGAGACCGCCAGAGGTGCCAAGCAAACCAATCTTGGAGACCGTGATGAACGCTTTTAGTATGCCTTATCACGATTGCCTGTAACAAAGGGCGATAGCAGGGTTTGTGCGTTGACAGCCATTTGGAGGAGGTGATTATGGGGGGGATCAGGGGGGGCCATGAGATATGTCTAGAGCGCTAGAACAGCGTAAGCTAACCACAAGACAGAAGGCGCTGGTTGAAGCGTATGTTGCAAACGGCGGTAACCTGACAAAAGCCGCAGAAGAAGCAGGATACTCCGAAGGGAACAGCGGAAGAGTGACTGCGTGGAAGGCGATGAAGACACCCCATGTGCAGCAGTATCTGATGCAGCAGACAGCAGAGGTATTCAGTATGCACGCAGCGATGGCAGTAGGTAAGGTCGCTGGGTTAGCTAAGAGCGCTAAGAGTGAGTATGTTCAGCTAGAAGCGGCTAAGGATTTGCTAGATCGCGCTGGGTTCAAGCCGATAGATAGATCACAGGTTCAAGTCGCTGGTGACATCAGAGTTCAGATAGACCTAGGCTAGCGGAGAAAAAACTCCCTACGGTTTCAGTGTGATAGTAGGGGGTGGGGGGAAAAGTGACAGACACAAGGTTACATATACTCCCTCACTCGTATTTTTTCCCACCAAGGTCCGCTAAAACAGGAGATGACTGATGCGCGTTGGAGTTATGATGGGTTCGAGGTTTGGGAATAAGGTTCCTGAACGACAGCCTTTTGGTGATCTTTCTATGGCTAAGAAGGGTATTGGGAATGGCAAAGACTCCGGCGTGGCAGAGGAAAGAGGGGCAGAATCCGGCGGGCGGGTTAAACGCCGCAGGAAGAGCCAGCTACAAGGGGGGAACGCTGAAGCCTCCGGTGAAGTCGGGGGACAACCCGAGGCGGGCGAGCTTCCTAGCGCGGATGGGGAACATGCCGGGGCCGGAGAAGGATGAGAAGGGAAGGCCTACTCGGCTTCTTCTTAGCCTAAAGGCATGGGGCGCTAGTAGTAAGGATGATGCGAAGGCGAAGGCGCGGGCGATCAGCAAGCGTCTCAAAGCGAAGAAGGATTGAGATCATGTGCTTTGGTGGCGCGGCTTTGCCGAAGACTGAGATTGAGTATGAGAAGCCGGACTATGGTCCGTTGCCTTCTCTTGATATGGGGACGAAGGTTGAGCGGACTGGTCCTCAGTATCAGACGCGGAAGACTGGACAGATGCAGAGAAGCCTCTTGATGCCGATGGGGATGAACAATGGCTGATGAACTTATCAAAAGACTGAAGACCTTTCGCCGCGCAGTAATCAAAGCTGAGAGCGCAAAGGACAAGGCGTATGCTAACCTTAAAGCCAGCGACACCTTTAGGAATGAGGCGCGCTATGAATCTGCCTCTGCCGCACTGAAGGAAGCCAATGCAAGTTTTGCCGAGGCAAAGGTTGAGAAAGAAAAGCGTGATAAGGCTGCCGCAGAGAAAGCGAAGGCTGGTGTTCGTCCCGCTACTGGCGCAAAGCCCATGGTTCTCCAGCAAAAAGACAGAGTAAGGAAGAGCTTGTTCAAGTCTGCTGGCGGCTCTCGCGGCCCCGGCTCTCGGTCGAGAAGCGGAATGGGCGCTGCTGTTGAGCGTTGGAGCCAACTCTTTGCGGATGATGTATGATGGCTGACAGCATGAAGCTTGGCGGTGGTGGCCGCTACAAGAAGCTGGTCAAGGAGTTGGCAGCTAAGGGCGCAAAAGACCCAAGGTCGCTGGCTGCGTATATTGGCCGCAAGAAGTATGGCAAAGAGAAGTTCCAAGAGATGGCAGCTAAGGGCAAGAAGTGAGCTTCATCAGCACAATTGGAAAGCAGGACTTGGACCTTCTTCGCGGCATAGTGAGGAAGGTTCATTTGGCTTATGTTCCCAAGGAACACGCTACCAACAAAGAGTGCGACAAGCTGATTGAAAGCTTGGGGCCAGAGATTGCAGAGAAGATGATCCGCTTCGGAGTGGACAAAGGACTTCGATGATCGACTTCAAGTATAAGCCTGATGGTGAAGTGCTAAAGCAGTTCATGAAGGACGATACTTTTTTTCGTGGCATTAGGGGTCCAGTTGGCAGCGGCAAGTCTGTCGGCTGTTGCGTCGAGGTGTTTCGTCGCGCCTTGATGCAGGCGAAGGGGCCGGATGGTAAGCGCAAGAGTCGATGGGCCATCATCCGAAACACAAACCCACAGCTAAGAACGACGACGATCAAGACTTGGCTAGACTGGTTCCCAGAGAATGACTGGGGCAAGTTTACTTGGTCAGTGCCTTACACGCACAACATCAAGAAGGGCGACATGGAGCTTGAGGTTATCTTCCTCGCTCTTGATCGACCCGAAGATGTGAAGAAGCTTCTATCACTGGAACTCACGGGCATCTGGATCAACGAAGCCAGAGAGATTCCCAAGAGCATTATTGACGCCTGCACCATGCGTGTGGGTCGCTACCCTTCTATGCGTGATGGTGGCCCTAGCTGGACTGGCGTGATTGCAGATACCAACGCACCAGAAGAGGATCACTGGTGGCCGATTATGTCGGGCGAGGTTCCGATTCCAGACCACATTCCGCGAGAGCAGGCCAAGATGCTGGTGAAGCCAGACAACTGGCGCTTCTTCACCCAGCCTCCCGGTATGTCAGAGGTGAAGGACGACGAGGGATCGGTAGACAAGTATGTCCCGAATGCTCTTGCTGAGAACCGCAAGAACATGATGCAGAGTTACTACCCCAATCTAATTCAGGGCAAGACCAAGAGTTGGATTGATGTCTATGTGATGAACCGCCTTGGCACCATTCAGGATGGGAAACCAGTGTATCCTATGTTCGCGGCAGAGGCCCACATTGCCACAGAGGAGGTTCCGATTGCTGCGGGGCTTCCAGTCTATGTTGGATTGGACTTTGGTCTGACGCCAGCGGCTGCAATTGGTCAGAAGATCAGGGGCCGATGGCTCATCCAGTCTGAGATCGTGGCAATTGACATGGGGATTGTCAGGTTTGCTGAGGTTCTACGCAATGAACTGGCAACTAGATTTGCGGCAGCGGGCGAAACTATCATCTATGGTGATCCGGCTGGCGATTTCAGAGCGCAGACGGATGAATCTACGCCGTTCCACATCCTTCGTGGCGCTGGATTGAGGGCATTTCCCGCTCCATCCAACTCTCCAGACCTGCGGATTGAGGCTGTTTCGTCCCAATTGACGAAAATGGTGGAGGGAAAGCCTGCGTTTCTCATAGATCGTAGGTGTTCTACCATCATTAAGGGCTTCGAGGGTGGCTATTCCTACAAGCGGATGGAGGTTTCGGGGGAGCGGTATGCCGACAAGCCCGACAAGAACATGTATAGCCACGTCCATGACGCCTTGCAGTATCTTCTTCTCGGCGCTGGCGAGGGACGAGCCTTGATGAA